GCCGCAGCAGCGCGACCAGGTCGCCGAGGTCCTTCAGGAAGGACAGGTGCCGCCACAGCTCCGGGAGGTGGCAGGCGCGCGTGCCGTTGTTGGTGACGACCGGAGTGCCGCGCCAGTCATTGTAGATATCCGCAAGGCCGAGCAGGTTGGACCGCTCGATCGGCGGCTTGGGGCGTACCGCCGCCGACACGCCGCGCAGGTAGACGACTGCGCCCTGCTCGTCGAGGCAGAGGCGATCAACTCGCGGGAGCTTCCACGTGTACCGGACGATCACGGTGGCTCCGGTGACGCCACCGGACACCGTCACGCTCTGCACGCCGATGGCGTCGGGCGTCACCACGTCCAGATAGCGATAGGTCACCTGATAGCTCGACCCGACCGCCGGCTCCACGCCCGCCGGCGACCAGTCGATCTTGCCGTCCACCAGCAACCAGCTGGTGGTGAGCGCATAGTTGGTCGCGCCCTGCGTCACCGACAGCACCTCGGTCGGCGAGTGCTGCAGCACGTCGGCGGTGTTGTTGGGACTGCCACGGACGACCGTCTGCGTGATCTGCTTGGTCACGATGACGCTGCTGATCTGGTCGACCGGCCCGCGATTGAGCGCGATGATCGCGGTGCCGGTGCCGCCATCCGAAAAGACATGCGGCTCGGCGTCCACCTCCTCGGTGTCCCAGCTCAGCGGTTCGCCATAGCGCAGCGCCGCCGAGCGGGTGCGGGTGTAGCCGTAGATCGACGCCGCGCCCTCTGAGACGGCGAAGTGCATGGCGGCGCCGACCTGTCCGATGGCCGTCACCTGACAGCCCTCGATCACGTAGTTTCCGCCGGTAACAGCGCGGTCCTTCGCGGCGATCTGCTGGGCGATCGTGGTCAGGTTCGCCGGCGGCGTCTGGTCGAGCACGGTGCCGCCGCGAACAAGGTACACCTGGTAGTAGTCGCCCGGCTCATCGAGCGAACGCAGCGACCAGCTCACCGCCTCGATCACACGCGCGGCGCCGTCCTCGCCTTCACCGGCGGAGCCGGGAATGAGGCCGCGCAACTCCGGCATATCGTCGGCGGTGACATAGCTGCGCGTGATGCGGATGCCGATCGAGACGTCGCCGGCGAGATCCACGCCCTCAATGATCCGTTCCGGCACGCGCCGCACGTCGCCGGCCGCGTAGATGAAGCCTTCGGTCAGCGTGATCGTGCCGGCCTCGGTGTCGACCACCACGGCCGCGCCGTTGAGGCGATCGCCGTCGCGCCCGACCATGTTACCGATCCGCGCTGTTCTGGCGCGGATGATCGACTGCATCTCATTGCTTTCGGCCGACTGCGTATAGGTCCGGCCACGGAAGACGAGCCCGGCGAAGTCGGGCATGGCCGCGAACCGGTCATGGGTGTCGGGAAAGCTCTCGTGCTCAAAGGCCATGTCAGAACCTCAGCAGGCAGGCGACGCGCTCACGCACGGTGCGCCCGAACTCGATGTTGATGGGGGTCTCGCCGATCACCGGGCCGGCCGGCTCAAGGGCTCCCGGCGGCAGGTGCTGGAGCCCCGGCTTGAAGCCGGCCGCCGGTGTCGCGGAAAGGATGAAGCCGACGCTGGCGGCGGTGCTGCCGTGCCCCTCGCCGAAGGCGGTCAGAGCCTCGACATAGAGATAGCGGGTCGCCGCCGGCGCCGGATCGAAGCGGCTGGCGCCGACCCGGTAGACGCCCTCCAGCGTCTCGATGACCGGGCGCCGGACGCGGCAGCGCCGATAGAACAGGACCGCGCCAGCGACATCCTTGAAAACGGCCCATGCCGGGCCGGGCCCCGTCGCCTGCATCATGGACGAGGAGCGCGCCAGCGCGCCGTCAGCGGTCCACGGGAAGGCGCCCCATGGAAAATCGCCCCATGTCAGGTCGGCGCCCTCGATCGGCTCCAGCCAGACGCCGAGCGCCTCCAGCTCGGCCTGCGCCATGTCGTGGACGATGTAGACCGGCCGGCCGAAGCTCCACTTGGTCCGCACCCCGTCGATGACGACACCGGAATCGTCGTCCCACATGGTCTCGTCGGCGCGGCCCTCGTCGGCCTCCAGCGCCCGCACGTCATAGCCGCAATGGGCGCGCCAGCAGTCCGACCGCAGCGGCAGGGACAGCCATGTCAGGCCGTCGATGCGCACGAGATCGGTCTCGTCGTCGCGGACGCGATCGAGTCCGAGCTGGATGTGGTTCCACCAGCGCCGGCGCGGCGGGGCGTATTCGAGCGTCGCCGAATAGCCGATCCAGCCGAGCGCCTGGTGCACAGCGGCGGGCGTGCCGCGCACCCGCTCCCAGTCGACGCCCTCCTCGAGGAGATCGTACAAATTCGGGAGGTACGGCGAGAGCATGCCGAGGCCGTATTCCCACACGAGGTACGGCAGCGCCGATGCGGGTGGATTGTTGAGCTTGCGGCCGTGCAGGGCGTCGATCGACGGGCCGAGGATGTCGGTCGGATCGGTCGCCCGCGCCAGCGTGCGCTCGTAGACGCCGGCGGAGGTCGGCAGGAGGGCCGCGGCATCGTGAGCCATCAATAGGCCCTCCCACGGAAATTGACGGACAGGCTGCGGATGGAGATCGCCTGATAGGGCTCGGCCTTGATCTCGTCGGAGGTCATGCGGGCCCGCTGGACGCCGGCGATCATGGCTCGGCCCTGCACCCACTCGGCGACCAGGTCCATGCCCATGCCGGTCTCGGCCGACCAGGCGTTGGTAACGACACCGGGTATGGCACTGAGGATCGACTCCATGGCGTCGGGCAGCAGCCAGACGTCGAGGGTCACATCCGCGGCGGCGAACACTGCTGCTCGCACGTTGAAGACGTCGTTGATGACGCCGTGAGCCGGGCTCTCCAGCGCCGCGCGCACCTTGGCGATCAGCGCCGCGTCGGCCATCCCGTTGTTGTCGGTCGACCAGATCGCGACATGCACGGTGGGATCACGGCCGACGCGGTAGGCGTGGGCGTGGCGCACGCGCACATCGGCCGCGCGGGCGATGGCCTCGTAACGCTCCTTCGGCCCGCCCGGCGACCTGCCGGCGATGGCGAGGACCGTGCGCGACTTCAGCGCATCGTCCCGCTCGCCGAGGAGGCGAAGGACATCGTAGAAAAAGACCAGATGATCGGCGTCGGTGTCGCCCGTGTAGAACAGGAGGCCACTGCGGAAGGCGTCGTTGACGCGGCCACGGAGCGCCATCTCGACATAGGCCGCGAGCTCGATCAGCTTGCGGCCGGGATCGCTGCGCAGGTGCAGCGTGTCGATGACCGGAAGTTCCGGGTTCGCCTCGCGCTCGATCGCCCAGAGCTCCTGGAACCGCGCGACCATCCGGTCGACGATCACCTGCCAGCTCAACTCTTCGATGGACTGCGCCGGCGGCAGCCCGGCCAGTGCCTTGACCGTCACCCCGTCCGTCATGCCGCGGCGCTCCCGCGCATGAGCACGGCCGCCGGCAGCATCATGCTGAAATGCTCCACGACGCTGTAGTCGCCGAGATGACCGTACGGATAGAACAGGTTCTGCAGGTTGAAGCCGATGGCGCCCTGCCGACCTTCGAGATAGGTCGGCTCCATGCGGGCGATCCTCACGCCCGGCTCCTCCGCGTGCACCTGGCCGACGATCTCGGCATAGGCGCGCAGCACATTGGCGGCGGTCATGTTCTCGCCGCGCAGCGCGTGGAGGTCGGAGCCGTAATCGAGCTCCATGACGCGCTGGAGCTTGCGCGTGGAGAGGATGTCGCGCACGGACTGCTCTCCGTGAGCTCGCCCGCGCAACAGCTTACCCGTCGCCCTGTCCATGCCCGTGCGTGTCGTCAGCGCCATGTGAAGGCCCCTTCAAGCCGCGGTGTCAGTCGGCCTTGTCGCCGCCGGCGGCGGGCTTGCGCCCCTTGGGCAACTCCGCCTGGACGAGCTCCAGCCCGCCCCAGCGCTTCTCGGTGTCGTACTGGCGCTGATCGAGCGACACGGTTTCGCCGGGCTTGCGCATGCGGCCATCGATGGGGCGGGCGGCGGTGATGCGGTATTCCTTCTTGGTCATGGTTCTCTCCTATGCCGGCGGGCCGGTATCGGCGCCGCCGGGTGTGACACCCGAGTGGACGTGGCCGGACGAGATGTTCTTCTCGTTGTGCGTGAGCTCCTCGCTCGACAGCGCGATGGCTTTTCCGTTGAGCCGCAACTGATCGCCGTCGAGTTCGAACGAGCCCTTGCCGGTGCTGATGAGGACCTTGCCGTCCTCGATGGTGATGCTGCTGTTGCCGACTTCGAGCACGACATCCTGCGCGCCGGCCGGAGCCTCATGGTCCTGGTCGAACGGCCCGCGCACGCACCAGCTGCCTTCGCCCACAGTGCCGGAGGGCGAGATCATGGCGAACCTCTCGCCGATCGTTGGACGCACCTTCACCTTCAGCTTGCCGGCGCTCACCGGCTGCGCGCGCAGCCAGGGCGAGAGCACGGGCTTGTCCTGGTCGGCGCTAAGGCCAAGGTCGAGACGGACCTGCCAGTCGTCGCCCACCGAGCGGATCTCGGCCACCTTGCCGGGAATCATCACGCGCGCGATGCGCTGATGGGCGTCGCCCAGGCTGCGTTCCAGCGTGGTCAGGCGCCTCTCCATCTGCCGCCAGCGATAGGACTCCAGGTGGCTCATACCGGCGCCCCCGAGAGATCGGGCGGGAAGTGGACGATCTCGCCATCCTCGACGGCCTCGACGGCGGTGTAGCGCATGCGCTCCAGCGGATCGCCGCCGAACCCCTTGAGCGCCTGGCGCCAGGTGAGCGTGTAGTAGCCGACGCCCTTGCCGTAGGAGGCAGCGGTCACCAGCGGGCGCATTTCGGCGTCCTCGGGCAGGCTGATCGACGTCAGGCCCCAGCGCGGCAGGGTGAGATCGGGATCGGCGAGGATCTCGAACAACCCGAAGCCGAGCGCATGCGCAATGGTCTCGCGCCGTTCCGCCCGCGAGCCGATGGCCATCTCCTCGGTGACGATGTAGGCGACGAGCTCGACGGGCAGATCGAAGGAGCCGCCGACATTGATCGGCTGGCGCACGCGCTGGAAGGTCACGCCGATCATCGGCGGCGGGAAGATATCGCCGGCGATGATGTCGGATATGTCGATGCGGCCCGGCAGCTCGCGCACCTCGACGCCCGGAAAGAGCGGCTTCAGCGTGACGACGATGGCGGCGACGAGCTGGGCGACGCGGGCGTCCTGCAGGCGCTGGGCGAGCGTGCGCGGGGCGATCATGGGCGATCTCCCGGCAGGCCGGAGATGAGACCGGACAACCAATCCAGCGTCACGCGCTCGATCGCGGTCTCGTCGTCGGCCGACACGCCGACGAAGGGACGCGCGGGGATCGTCACCTGACGGGCGAAGACGTGCCGGTTGCCGACCATAAAATGCAGCCGCGCCGCATCCTTCGGCTTGATGACCGCGCCGTCCTGGTGGACGTGCGCATATTCCCAGGCGGCGCCGACCTGCACCTCCGCCGGCGCCGCGATGAAGCCGATGCTGCCTCGCAGGTGCTGGCCGGTCTCCCGCAGCGTCGAGGTGCCCGCCCTGTTCGGCACCCAGGGCGTGCCATCCGGTGCCGTCTTGGTGTCATCGATGCGCTCAAGCGTCGAGTTTTCGAGCACCCCGCCGATGTTGGTCATGAGCGGCAGAGTGTCGTCGCTGCCGGCCGCGAGCCGCGCGAGAATGGCGGAAGGCAGCACGCCGTCGACATCGATGACGATGCGGATCCCATCCATCACAGCCCCCGCATGCGGTGACGGGTGAACAGGCGATCGGGAGCCACGACGATGGGCTCGGCCGGGCCGACCGAGCTGGGCTCGCCCGGCTGCCCGCCACCGGGCAGACCGCCGCCTCCCGGCCCGTCGAAGGTCAGGGCGCCCTTGCCGGCGGCGATGGCCTCCAGGCGCTTGATGGCGATGTCGTAGCGCTCCTTCACGCGCTCATTGCCGCGCCCGAAGGAGAGCGCGACGCGGTAGAGGGCGATGTCGGTGGCGTAGATCCGCAGCGCCTCGCGGCTGTCGTCGTCGACGCGCTCCAGCTCGGCCCGCGAGTAGCGGGCGAACAGCACGACGCGCATCTCCGCGCTGGCATCGACGAGCGAGGCCTCGATGCGCGCGTCGTCGCGCTCGCGGGTCTCCTCATTGGCGGCGAGGATGGTCGCCTCGTTGGGATAGCGGGCCAGGACATCGGCGAGAGCGGCGAAGGTCGCGGACATCAGATCGATGCCTCCCCATCCGCAATCTCGCCAAGCTCTTCCCAGCTGACCTCGGCGAATTCCGAATATGGGATGGTGATGGCCACCACATCGGTGGTCAGTTCGCTCCTGCCGACAATGGGTTCGGCCAGTTGCCGGCGCTCGGCATAAAGATGGACACCGGCGGCCGAGCCGTTGACGAGATAGTGCTCCTGGCCATTTGGAGCGACCGTTCGGGCGAACGCAGGGAGATCTCGACGGGACTTCATCAGCCGACCATCCCCATGGCTTGAAGATACAGATCGAGGATCGCCTCGTGCTCGGCGCGCTGGTCCGCGTCCTGCTTGCGGATCTTCAGGACCTCGCGCAGCGCCGTCACGTCGAAGCCCATGCCCTTCGCCTCCAGGAAGGCATCCTTGATGTCGTCGGCGATGGTCTTCTTCTCCTCCTCGAGGCGCTCGATACGCTCGATGAAGGATTTGAGCTGTTCCTTGGCGAAGCCGGCGGCGGCGTCGGAAAGAGGCTGGTCGTCGGGGATGTCGGACATGAGGCGCTCCTGAGGAAGAAGGACGGGGGCGGCGAACCGCCCCCGTCAGGGGCCCGGAGGTCCGGGCCGCGCGGCTCCCGCGCGGCTGTCGCGTGCGGCGCGGTCGGCCGAGCTCAGTCGGGCCAGTCGGCCGAGACGACGCCGGCGGCCTTCAGCTCGCCGTGTTCCTTGCGGGTGAGCAGCACGGACGCACCCGGCTCGAAATAGCGCCCGTCCTTCTTGAGGCGGGCGTCGACTGTGAAAACGTGGACCGGCTCGTCCGCCGTGATCGTCAGATTGCCGGCAGCCATGGCCTCCGGCGGATTGAGGGAACGCTCGGCCACCAGTGCGGGCCGACCGTTGAGGAGCATCGCGAGTTTGACGAGCTGCGCCTCCGACAGTCCGGCGACGAACGCCACGGGATCGAAGGGGACGGCAGCGGGGGCGGCAGCAGCCGAGCCGCCCTCCGATGCCTCGCCGGTTTCCGGCGACGGCTGCCCGAGCGTTACCTCGCCCGCCGTCGCCTGGGCGGCCTCCCCGTCGACACCTTCGACGAGCTCGGCCTCCGGCTCTGCCTTTCGCCCCGACGCTTCGTCCGGCTGCTGGGGCGCAGGAATGGGTGACGGGGGCGCGGACTGAGTCCCGGCCGAGGCATCGATTTCCTCGGCACCGCTACCGGCGCTGGGGGCCTCGCGAGCCGTACCAGACGCCCCCTCTGGGGTATTCTGCTCGGCGGCCTTGGCCGCCTTGGTCCTGGTCGGGCGCGATGCCATGGTCAGGACACCGCGTTCTGGATCAGGTAGCCGACATCCTTGGCGACCACGAGCTCACGGATCCGCTCGCCGGCACGCACGCGGTAGCCGCCCTCAAGGCCGAGATCCGGGTCCTCGATGCGGCCGGCGATGCGCGTGCCGAACTGCGCCGTCATTCCCCAGGTGATGCCCTGGCCGGGCGCCGCCGCCCTGTTGATGTGCAGCAGAGCGATGCTCTTGCCCCACACGCGCTGCAGATTGGGCGCCTGACCCTTTCGGGAGAGATTCACGTACCCTTCGCCGACGAGCAGCCGCTCGATCTCGAACAGCTCGCAGAACTGCTCGCGGGTGATCATGCCCTTCTCGGTCAGGTTGCCCTTGACGGCGTTGACGAGGTGGGGGTGCCGGCGGACCTTGGACCAGCCCACCTGCCCCATGACGCAGGTGTTCGGGCGGAAGATCAGCGTGCCCTCGATCGCCTCGGTGATGGTCTCGATCGGGTCGCTGTTCTCGAAGTCGTCGAGCTGGTCGCCGCCGGCGAGCACCACCTTGCGCGCCGCCGCGTAGTTGGCGGGATCCTGCACGGTAGCCGCGACACGGACTTCGCGCGCCAGCGTGATCAGATCGGTGAGCCCTTCGACCGCGCGCGCCTCGGGGTCGTACATGGATCGACCGGCGGCACGCGCCGCCTCCGCCGCCCTGACGTCGCTGACGACGACGGGTGCGTCGAGACCGTGGTCCTCGACCTCGCCGGTCTCCTCCTTGCCGGAGAAGTCGACCTCATTGACCTTGCCCTTGCGGCCGACCAGCGTCTCGGGAACGGTGAAGTTCTCGGCCAGCGGGTAGGACGTCCACGCGAAGCGCTCCTGGGCGACGTCCTGGCGCGGAAGCACCTCGTCGGCGATGAGCGCCTGCGCAGGATTGCGGTAGGCGATGGCGACCGCGGTAAGGACCGGGTCGACGGTGAAAGAGCGACGGGGAGCCATGTGTGTCCTCGATTGGCGGTGCTGCGGTGGGCCGGCGCGCGGTCAGGCCGCCGGCGTGGCCAGCAGGCTCTTGGCGACGGTGACGGGGATGATGTCGTCGGCGGCGCCGGGAGAGCCGGCCCAGCCGACGATCACGACGGTCTGGCCGGCAATCGGCAGGGCCTTCACCGCCTTGCCGGCGGCATCGCTGGTCAGCGGATCCCCGAAGGCGACGTTGCCGCCCAGGCGCACCTGGGCGGGCCCGGCGAGCGTAACGTCGACGGTGCCGCCCTGATCGCCGCCGAGCTCGTCGGTCACGCCGATGATGGTCTCGGTGGCACCGGCCGCGGCACGGACGGTCGTTCCGGCCGCCGGCGCCGCGGCCTTGACGATGAGGTACGGATCGACGCTCGCAGCGCCGATATAGGACTTGATGAACGGCCTCACTGCTTGCGCTCCTTCACGGCCATGACGGCATCCGCCGTCGACAGGAACACGCCGTCCGCGGCCATCTTCTTCTGGTAGGCGACGGCCTTGGCGGCCAAGGTGGCCGAGCTGATTGTGACTTCGCCGGACGGCGTCTCCCGATCGTCCAGCGCCGACGCCTGCAGATTGGCGGGGGTCTTCTCCAGCAGGGCGCGGACCTGCTCCAGGCCGCTCGCGGTGGCGCACAGCAGGGCGTATTCGCCCCGCTGCGCCGGCGTGATCTTCTTTTTCTGCAGGGCGCTGTCGAGGAGTTCCTCGACGGCCTTCTTGTGGGCTTCGGCGCCGAGCTCCGCGATCTTGGCCTCGGCCGCATCCCTGGCCGTGGTGGCGGCCGCGAGATTGGCGAGCGTCTGCTCGTGGATCGCCTTGGAGACCGTATCGGTCTTCAGGCTGGCGATGGCGGAAAGGCAGGAGCCTTCGTCGGCGGTCTCGGTCAGGCCGAGCGCCGCCGCGATCTTCTTCAGCATGGGCTGATCCTTCTGGGTGGTGGGGCCGGCCGAGGCGACGGCGGGCATGGCGAGCGCCGGCGCCGGCACGAGCGCGACCGAGTGCAGCCAGGTCGCGTTGCCGGCGTCGTCATGGTGGAAGGTCGGGGAGACGAAACGATGCGTGCGCGCGGAGAGCGTCTGCTTGCCGGCATCGAGCCAGTCGACGCGGGCCCAGAGACCATCAGCGCGCGCCTGCAGCTCCGGCACCCATCCGACGACGGTGCCGGCCTCGCCGAACATGGCCTTGCGCGGCACGCTGTGGTCGAGGTCGACGGGGATCGAGATCCCGTCCGCCTCGAACCGCGCCACCAGTGACGCCGGATCGAAGGCGTAGGAGCGGCCGTCGCGGGTGGTCACGCGGCCGAGCGGCGCGACCTTGATCCACGCCGGCGGGTTGCCGGAGGCATCAAGCGCCGCGAGCTCGCCGGCGATGACGCCGGTGGTGATCGGGTCGGTCTGGGTTGCGGAGCGGTGCGACATGGGGGCACGCTAGGCGAGCCCCGAACCGGAATGCCGGTGACAGCTGTCACCGGCCGAAGATGCGCCTGCCATCGCGAACGCGGGCGACCCTATCCTATCAGGATCGTTTTTGAAGGGGGATTGAAAGCCGTGGGCGGCCGTTTGGGTTTTGTGCCGCCCGATGCCTCACCCGGACGGTGTTTCGCCGGCAGAGGCCGCCGCTGCGAAATTGAGCTCCAGATAGTCGCGGACCATCTGCACACGGTGGTTTCGGAAGGAAATGTGATCGGGCCAGTCCCGGCCTAGGTACGCCTTTGCGCAGGTGTCGAAGGCGCGCTGGATGTTCTCGACATCGATACCGGTCGGATCATAGGTCGCCGTTAGCCGCCAAGCGTAGGGGTATGCTGCGTCGACCATGGACTGAATGGCTATGGCGTCCCTTACGAGAAAGTCGATTTCGTACTCGCGATTTGGAAGGCGAGCGGAGAACGTCTGGACCAGGCGCAACAACTCCGCGATCCAACCTGCCGTCTTTTCGTCGACATGCTCTATGAGTTCGGCCAACCCAGCTATCGCCTGCACGGGTAGATCTGGCGCAGGCTCTCCGAGCTTCCTCCTGGACGTGTCCGTCGGATTAAAGGTCCACATGAAGCTGGCCTTGGCGAAGGCTCCTACGCTGTCCAACATGATGTGCATCTTCGAACGCAAGGCCATCGCTTTGCGCGCCTGCTGCGTGGCCCGCCTGTCTTTTTCATCGGCCATCTGGCGCTTGGTGAGCCAGTTCTGGCGGTGGAGGAGAATTGCCGCGATCAAGGCCGCCGCAAGCGCCAGAGCGCCGGAGATCAGCGTCTGCCAATCATAGAACCACTGCCCCCACGAGAACGCCTCACACCCCGCACACATCCCGCCGCCACTCCTCGCCTAGCCGCATCGTTGCACATGCCCGATGGCGGAGGTACTATCCGGTCGCGGAGAAATAGCCGTCCACGCGTGGGTACGCCCGCGCACGGAGGATGTGACGCCCTCCCTCCGCGACTTCATCTTCATCTCACCCGGTCGCACCCTTCCAGGATATTGCGGACATAGCCGGTGTCCCGCCCGCGCGAGCTCGGGTACAGCGTCGCGACTTCGAGATGCCCGCCGGCGCCGAGGTCGATCCAAGACATATAGAACTTGCCGTCGATCTCGATCATCGCAAGCAGTCGCCCGTCCGACCGCCGGCGCCAGATGTCGGAGCCGTCAAGCATGAGCTGGACGAGACGCCACATCGCTGCCGGAAGCGGATGGGTGGGGTTGTGAGCCATGGCGGCGTCGGTCGCCGTCACGGTCCTGAGCTTGGCGCCGATGTCGCGAGCGAGCCCGTCATTGATGGTCGCCACCGGCCACGCCGCTCGCGGCCACGGATGGCTCAGGTCGACCGCGGCGGTTTCCCGGCCGGCGTCCTTCAGAGCCTTTTTGACAGCCGCGCGTTCGATGCCGAACCGTCGGGCGCGCAGCACGTGCGACAGAAACCCGTCATCCGCGATGATCTTCTGGATACGGGGGCGTGCCATGTCGGCCGGTGTGGTGTCGAGCTGATCCTGCAGGATGCGTCCCAGGGTGCGCGATCGGCCGACACCGGGATTGGTGTGCCAGCCGGGATCGATGCCGTCCGGCACCTGCGTCCGCACCCCCGTGCGCTTGTTGACGAAGGTCCGCATGCGCTCCGCCGGCGGCGTGTCGCGGTAGATGATCCCGCCATCCTCCGGCGGTCGGCCGAGAAGGCGCTCGGCCTGCGCGGCGGTGATCTGGCGGACGGCACACTTGCAGCCCCAGCCATTGGGCGGAAAGTGGGTGCGCCAGAACGGATGATCGACGGGCAGGATGATGCCGGCCCAGCGAAGATGCTCCTGCCGGGGATCCCCGGCCGTGGTGCGCACGTAGAGGATGAAGGGCAAGGCGCGCTTGGTGCGCTGGATCCGGTCCCATTGGCCAGCGGCACGGGCGGCGCGCACATTCGACCAGAACGTCGTCTCCAGCCGCCGGGGGCGGGTGAAGTCGACGGTCTTCATCTTCGTCCCTTCGGGGTCGATGACACGCCGAGGTCCCCACCACCCGAGCGGCTTCAGCCGCCGCTCCATGTCGGCCTTGAACTTGTCGAATCCCGTGCCGTGCGTCAGCGCCTGGTCGATCCCGGCGCGGAACTCGGCGAGCACCTTGTCCTCCAGCACGCCGGCGACGGTGAAGGCGTGGGCGTGCTCCTCGCCCCAGACGTCCAGCCACGAGAAGCGCGGCGCGAGCTTCTTGTCGCGGAAATAGTCCAGCACCTCGGGTGGGGTGGGAAAGCCCTGTTCCACCCGCGCGCCGGTTGCGAGCAGAGCGAGCCCGGCGAGGAAGGCGCGACGGGAGATGTACTCAGTCGTGGACATCGCCGAGACCGCGCGCCTTGGCCATCGCGATGGCGAGCTTCATGGCGAGCCGCTTCCCGTCGACCGCCTCCGCGATCTCCGGC